ACGAGATTAGCGAGTGTCTCGTGGGCTCGGAGATGTGTATAAGAGACAGTTACATACCTATTCATACAAGCTTTTTTTGCATGAATAGCATAAATGATTTACAAATAGTTTACAGTAAAAATTATGGCATATTTCAAAATTTGCGTACGAGCTAAGAGAAAAGACAATACGTATCCTGTTTATATTCGTGTAACCCATCACGGACAGGTAGGATATATAAAAACAGATAAAGTCTGCAAGGCTAAGTCTGTTCGGAAGGGTGAGGTAATAGATAATTACATCATTAAGGATATTTCTATTCTTATTGACGGGTATATGTCCCGGCTTAATCGTGAAGATATACAATGTTGGGATATCAGAAAGATACTGGACTTCTTGAGGAGGGATTCTAGCGCACCTTCTTTTTCTGAATTTTGTGAGGGGTTTACCTCTAAGATGGATAACGAAGGAAGAGAATCCACGTCGATAAATTATAAGCTTGCGTTAAGGCGCTTGGAGGAATATATGGGGAAAGACGACATTCTCTTCTCTGATCTTACATCGTCTATATTCAAGGAGTGGATAGATTCGATGAAAGATAGCTTGTACAAGAAACATGGCTATCCGAAGCGGATCAAGACAATGTTTATGGCTGGATGCGAGCGGTATAATAATTATGATACCGGCGAGATGCTTATACGGAATAACCCGTTTAGGGGAGTGAGGGTACCTAGACCTACAGTTCCAGAGAAAAGGGCATTGGACATTAGAACCGTTCGAGATTTTTTTTCGGTATCCGCGGAGTATGGATCAAGAGCTGATCGTGCTAGGGATGTGTGCGAGATCGTTTTTTGTCTTGCCGGAATTAACACCGCTGACCTGTATTATATGGAAAAAGAGAACCTTAGAGACGGAAAGATGTGTTACTGCAGACGTAAGACTACTAATAGGAGGGATGACAAGGCGTATATAGAGATAGCCGTACCAGATAGGCTATCTCATTTGCTTGAGAAATATGCTGGAGAAAAAAGGCTGTTTAACTTCTGTGAGATTTATGGATCAAGTAAGAATTTCAATAAATGTATAAACGAGGGAATAAGTGATATAACAAGAAAAAACGACCTTCCTCATATTTCTGTCTATTCGTTTCGGCATAGTTGGGCTACATTCGCTCAAAACGATTTCGATGCAAGTTTGGATTTAGTAGGCTTTTGCCTTAACCATGCTTCTTCCCATAGGGTGACATCTGGGTATGTTAAGACCGATTTTAGCGTTATCGACCGCTTGAATGCCAAGATTCTTGATTATGTATTTGAAGAAAAAACGAAAAAAAGATAGAAATAATTTGCGGATTAAAAAAATGATTCTATCTTTGCCGTTGAAATAGCGAGTTGGATTTTAGACGAAAGTTTGAGATCCAACTTTTTGTGTTTATATGTGTTTGGTCTCTTCTTTCTGTAAACTTCCATAAAACAAAGACTTACCGGGTGCCTTCAAAAAAACAGGCACTATGACGATTTCTATTTCTAAAACAGCGCTGCTATCAAGATTGCAGCTTTTGGCGAAGATCATACCCGCCAAATCATCCACGCCGATCCTTTGTCATTTCTTGTTTGAGACGAGGGAAGGCCGGTTATTCATCACCGGATCGAATAGCGAGGGCCGGATAACCACCAGCCTTGAGTGCATCTTCGACGAGGAGATATCTATTTGTGTCCCGACTTCCTTATTAGAAGGACTGAGGAACCTGCCCGAGCAACCAATTGATATAATCATCAACAAGGATACCCGTGAGATAAGGATCAAGTACCATGGTGGAAAGTTCGAGGTGGTGGGTTATGACCCATCTACCTATCCGGGAAAAAGATCGATCGAGGTCTTGGACTCTGTGTCATTGAGCGCGGAGGATTTATTCAATGGGATATCCAAGGTCATAAATTTGGCCGGGAATGATGATATCCGTCCGGTCCTAAGCTCTGTCTTTATTGAGACGGAACCGGAGACCGTATGCTTTGTCGGTGCGGACGGGCATGGCATGGGATTCTTGAGAAAGGGTAATGATAGACAGGTTGGCAAGATCTCAGTTATAATCAGCCGTCCTATAGCCTCGGTATTGAAGGCGATACTTCCGGCTTCCTCCGATAACATGGAAATGAGGGTCGGTGCGGATTGGTCCGATGTCATATTCAATGACTATGAGATATCGTTCCGGAATGTGGAGGGGAGATATCCTAATTGGAAAGCTGTGGTACCCAAGGCGAATAAGCTGGAACTGCTTGTTGACACCGGACAACTGATCGGGGCTATTAAAAGGACATCGGTGTTCTCCAATAAGGCCTCATGCCTTATCGTCTTGAGGATCATTCGTGATAAGTTGACCGTATTCGCCCAAGACATAGATTTCTCGACTTCCGCGGAGGAAACGTTGGAGGTCGATTTTAACGGGAATGAGTTCTCGATCGGGATTAAGGGATCGTTGCTTCTTGAGATACTCTCATGTATCGATGACGGGCGTACGAGGCTTTCCTTTAGCGAGCCTAGCCGCGCTATCTTGATAACTCCGGAGAACCAATCCGGGAACGAGGAACTTACCTATTTATTAATGCCCATGACAATCCCGTAAGTTATGAAAGAGTTCAAAGATACAATCCAGAAATATTTGCAGGAGAGGGCGGCGGAAGATCTTCTGTTTGCCCCGAGACTTGCCAATCCTAAAAAGAGTATAGACGAGTGTTGTCGTTATATCTTGGGAGAGGCCCGTAAGCGTGGAACCTCTGTCGTGATGAGTGATACGGAGGTTTTTGGTATGGCCGTACATTATTATGATGAGGAGAATATCGAGGTCGGAAAAGTTCCTGTCGGTAGCTCCGTTTCTTCTTCCCATAAAGTAGAACTTACGGAGGAAGAAAAGAACGCTGCCCGTCAGGCGGCCATCAAAAGGTTGACCGAAGAGCAATACCGATCGCTTAAAAAGAGGCCGGCCAAGAAGAAGGTTGATGAGAGTGTCCAACAAATGAGCCTGTTTTGATATGAAGCCGAGAACGAGATTGGAAAAGTTGGTGGCGGGATTGAGCGAAAAGCTTCCCGCCATCACAAAGGCGCAGGAGGAATGGGCCAAGGAACACGTGTTCGACCATGTAGCTTACAAATGTAAGAATGAGTTGTGGTGCTCTGAATGTGGCGAGATATGGGTTAATACGGGTAATAGTAAATTGGGTGACAAGACCGAATGCCCTTATTGCCACCATCAATTAGATGTAAAGGTCAGCAGAAAGCAGAAGAACCATGAGGAGGCGTATATGTCCATCCTGCAAGTGAGAGACGGGTTTCAGGTGATCCGGCATATACTATGTTGGAAAAACGCCCGTAGGGGAACTTCTCCGGTGTATTATGATTTTACTGAAGTTGTTCAAGAATGGATTCGTGAAGACGGAAAACGTACGATCATAGCCCGTCCAATAAATATGGGACGTAACGGATTTGCGTATAGTTCCCCTCTTAGTATCAAGGGTGAATATGGAAGTAACCCATATAATTATTACGGTGATTTATATGCGATATTTGGAGAGCTTTATCCAAGGAAAGAATTACTTCCGGAATTGAAAAAACGGGGGCTGAATCGACTGTTCCCGGATGTAACCCCGTCTAAGTTGATACGTGACTTGTTGAAAGGCGGAAACGATGCGGAACTGTGTCTCAAGACCGGGCAAATATCCATGCTGAAGCACATGTATAGAAACGGCTTTTCCCAGCTTCGTTATAAGCCATCATTCAATATTTGCAACCGTAACCATTATATTATCAAGGATGCGTCCCTCTGGGAAGACTATATGTCTTTATTGGCTTATTTCGGTAAAGACTTGCGTAATGCCCATTATGTATGTCCCAAGAACTTGAAGGTCGCGCACGATAGGCTATTGGCAAAGAAAGATGCCCGTGAAGCCAAGTTGAGACAGGAAAGGGACCGTATAGCAGCTATCCGTAGGCGTGAAAAGCTCATGAAGGATATAGCCGGCTTCTACGAACGGATGGAAAAGTTTTTCGGAATGAAAATCACGGATGGTAACATAGTCATTTGCCCGTTGGAGAGTATTACCCAGTTTTATCAAGAAGGCAAGGCTATGCATCACTGCGTATATAAACTCGGATATTACAATCGGCCGGATAGCTTGATACTGTCAGCAAAGGACACCGGTGGCAAACGTATCGAGACGATAGAGGTGAATTTGAAGACGCTGAATATCGTCCAATCCCGATCCGTCTGCAATGGGGTAAGCAAGTATCACGACCAGATAGTAAAACTGGTAAAAAAGAATATGAACCTGATCCGTCAGAAAATGATTGCATAAATATAATATGACCTATATAGATTACATAAACCTTTTTTGGAAGACATCGCAGAACGTCAAATTTTCCTCGAACGAGGCGTACTTATACTTCTTCTTGTTAAGTGAGTGCAATATTCGGGGTTGGGAAAATCCGTTTGAATGTCCCAACAGGAGAATCATCCTATCGATCGGTATATCTGAACCTACCTTAATCGATTGCAGGAATAGATTACAGAGCAAAGGTTTATTGATGTTTGAGTCAGGAAAAAGGAATGAAAAATCTCCCGTTTATTACTTAAATGATTTAAGTAAACAGTTTAGTAAAACCTTTAGCAAAAGGTTTAGCAAAGACTTAAGTAAAAATCTTAGCAAAGACCCAAGCATATTATATAAGACTAAAGAATATAAGACTATAGACTTAGATAATATACCCCCCACACCCCCTAAGGGGGTTGACAAAGCAAAAGAAAAAGAGCTTTTGGAAAAGGAAAAGGCTTTGTGTGCTTTGGAAGAAGAGTTGAAGAAACGAGAGGCGGAACTGGATGCACAATCGGACAAACCACCATCCAAACCAAAAAAGCGTCCTAATCCGTTGAACTCGGAAGCAAGGAAACTTTTTGAGGAACACTATCAGGCTATTTTTTCGTCCAGCTATTATTGGAGCGCAAAAGATGCGGGAAATATGTCTTCTTTGCTCAAGAAATTGAAATTTCAACGGGAGAAGAAGAGTTTACCGACTGACGATCAAGGCGTATTAAACGCTTTGAAGTACTTGTTGGATTCAATCACTGACGGATGGATACTGGAAAACTTTAGTGTGACGAATATTAATTCAAAATTTAATGAAATTGTATCACAAGCAATAGCAAAGAAAAATGGACAAACAACAAGCAATACAGCTTTTGGCCAGCATAGACCCGACAACCGGCGTGCTTCCTCCGGAACTGATGCCGAGAACAAAAGACGCGAGCGTGAGCATCTTGGGAACCTTGCCGATGCCATATTACAACAGTCTGCATCCGAAAACAGTAAATGATGTGTTCGATAGTCCTTCGTGTTCTATCGCCGTGATAAATAAAAAGTTCGGAGAGCAGCATTTGCGTGCATTCATGGTTAAAGTGTTGAATGATCTGTTAGACTTTTTCAATGTCGGCAAAACGATGGGAGCCGTTCAGGTTGCGTCTACGGCAGACTTGATTATTGAGGAGTTTTATTTTCTGAAGCCAGATGATTTCAAGCTATGTTTTACTCGGGCGAAGAAAGGGTATTACGGTAAGGTCTTTGACCGGATCGACGGGCAGGTCATCTTTGAGTGGTTAAATCAATATACCAATGACCGAATGACAACGGCCAGCGATACGAGTATCCAAGAGGCAGAGCGGTTTAAGGATTCACGAGGTGAGCGAACTTCTTCCTTATTAGAGGCAGCCGAACATGATTTCAAAAAGTATGATTTTGAACGTAAATACAAGGTGTAAATATTAAAAAACAAGGAACTATAATGCAAGAAAATAAAATACTGGCAGGCAATGTCGAACAGATTCTGCTGTCAAAAAAGAACTGTCACCGTGCATTAAAAGTGGTGAATATAGCGAAACCAGAACAGGGTGAATGGCTTTTTAACTGGAGAGGTAAAAAGTTGAGTGATAATTTAATGCGTTGCGACTATGTGCATACTGCAGTCCGTATTTCCGATAATGAGGCGGTTGTTATTAATGACAAAGACTTAGGTCTTTGGTCGGTTGTAGAGTGGAAATATGAGGTAAACCTTGAGGAGTTTTGGAAATGCGCTTGCGATGCTTTTTATGCTACAAGTTTCAGTCCGGAGGAACGTGGATCGTATCACATACGCATGTACGAAGAAGAGCTCAATGATGATATAAAAACAATGCCGGAAAAAGAAAGAGAGCGATATATAGCTAAGTACAAAGAATGGGTTCAAATATTGTTCAATAAGCATTCTCGTATAATGAGCGCCATGATAACAGGGCCAGCCCGTTTTCCGTCAAGACGAAATGAGAAGATGAATAATTACTATGACAATGCTGTCAATGAATTTAGAGCGTGGAGAGAAAAAGCGCTCAAGTCGATAGCTCGAAGGGTAGAGGAGGCAAAACCGGAAGATCAGAAAGCGGAGGAAGAGTGGATGCGTGTAAAGAGAATGATCGATGAGCATTTTTTACCAACCAATTTATATAATAAGCTGGAAACGATTGCAAGAAACGGAAAGGTCGATTTGATGAACAAAGCGATTGAATATGTCAGATCCTTAAACGAAAGTCGAGTTAAACCAATTTTTACCAATCGCCATAAATTCTGGAAACTCGCTGAACTTGCAAATCAATCTATATCAAAACAGGCAGAAAAAGAGAACCAAAAAGATGTGGAAATACTTTTTGATGGTGGCCGGGTAATCAAAAACTATTCCGAGAACAGGGTGCAGATAGTTTTTGACACAAAGCCGCAACCGGACGTTATTTCAAATCTCAAACATAACGGTTTTCGTTGGTCACCCCGTTTTTCGGCATGGCAACGCCAATTGACGAATAATGCTTATTATGCTGTTTCTCGTGTAATTCCTATTACTATTGAACAATTGATGAAAGGAGAAAACAAATGAACATTGGTTTATTAGCTGTTGACAGAGAGAAAGCCAAACGAGAGGCGTATAAGAAGCTATGTTATAACTTCGAGTATAAGTTTGGCTCCAATATTCCCCATTGTGCGTTAAGGTCTGGGGTATGTGATGAGGATTGCGAATACATGAAAGTTTTTTCTATAAAGGTATGAATATAGATACTGAGTTTAACGTAGGAGATAGCGTATGCTATCTAAGCGGGGATTGCATTGTTCATTCAACTATAAGCAAAATAATCATCGAAATATCCTATGCTGATGATATTTTCCTTATGGTTTATAAGCTGTCAGATGGACTTAGTGTACCCAGAAACAATTATCCTAAATGGGATAAAAGACTTTTTAAAGACAAAGAGAGTTTGATAAAATATTTATCTGAATCATAACTAAGAAGAACTGAGCATAATGGATGTAAATGTAATATATAACTCGGAATGTCGATTAGGACTAAAATGTCTACCGGAAAATAGCGTAAACTGTTGTATTACATCACCTCCATATTACGGTTTGCGTGATTATGGAAATGATGAACAGATAGGGCTTGAAGCTACACCGGAAGAATATATTGGGAAGTTGGTTGAAGTGTTCCGGGAAGTTCGGCGGGTGTTAACGAATGATGGTACTCTGTGGGTGAATATTGGTGATAGCTATGCCGGTTCCATGAAAGGTGCTGCACAGTTTCCGGACAATGCAATGAATTATAAGCAAGGTACGAACCGGGGGACACTTGGTAAGGCAACGTTGGTAAAACAATGCACAAACTGCAAACCTAAAGATTTGATAGGTATTCCTTGGATGCTGGCCTTTGCTCTTAGGGCTGATGGTTGGTATTTGCGTCAAGATATTATTTGGAGCAAACCTAATCCGATGCCGGAGAGTGTTAGGGACCGTTGTACTAAATCTCACGAATATATCTTCCTATTGAGTAAATCCCGGTTGTACTACTTTGATGCAGATGCGATAAAAGTTCCGGCAAGAGAGTCTACAATGCGTAGAATAAGGCAAGATGTCGATAACCAGGTAGGATCCTCTCGTACTCTGAAAGCTAACGGAAATATGAAAGCCGTTATTGGTGGCCGCAAAAGAAATTTTTCTGATATGACGGAAGATGACCCCATGTATCGAGCCAGTACGAATCGTGAGTATGAATATACGGACAAAGCAAATAAACGTTCTGTCTGGGTAGTGAGTACATCGGCCTTCCATGATGCTCATTTTGCAGTGTTTCCCCCAGCTCTCATTGTTGACTGTATAAAAGCAGGATGCCCGGAAGATGGCGTTGTTCTTGACCCTTTTATGGGTTCCGGTACAACGGCAATCGTTTCCCGGAAATTGAACCGCAATTATATAGGATTTGAGATAAACAAAGACTATGTGCGGTTGGCTGAAAATAGAATGAAAAAAGAGTTAGGAATATTTCAATAATAAAAATAGCTGAGATATGGAAATGCGTAAAGTTGTGTTGGTGTCATGATGAAAATACGGTATCACAGGAGATATACATCTCGTATAGAGAGATTTTGATAATTGATTAAAAATTAAAAAGAAATGAATATACTTGATTTACCATTAAAGGCTATATGGTATGATATGATAGAATCCGGTGAGAAAAAAGAGGAGTATCGAGAACATAATAGCTATTGGGCTAAAAGATTTTATGTTTGCTATGATAAAAACACGGATTGCAGAATCTATATTCCCGAAAAGTGTAAATATTGTTGTAAGCCTTCCTTTAAGCTTTATGATGCTGTTCGTTTTCGTTACGGATATACAAAACGAACTATGTTATTCAAATTGAATAGCATTTCTATTGGCAAAGGTCGTTCGGAATGGGGTGCGCCAGATTATAAAGTTTTTATTTTGAAATTAGGCAATCGGATTAACTAATAACTAAAAAGAAAGGAGCTATCTAAAAACAACAGATAGCTCCACAAAAGATTATTTGTTATGTCCTGGGGCGTGTCGCTTAGCGGATTTTTCACCTGTGATCTTTTTAGCTTGTCCTGGTGGAATAGTCTTAACCTTGTTTGGTTTGGATTTCACATGAACATGTGTTGCACAAGATGAGAAACTAAGTCCCATAGCAATAATGAAAATTGCAAGTAAATATTTTGCTTTCATAAGAAATGATTTAATATTAATAGAATACAAATATATAATAATTGAAGGGGTAAATAGCTCAAATCTCGTAAAAAAGTCCTTGGTGATCTTGAGGACTTTCTTCATGCCCTTTATATCTTATATGAAACTAAGATATGAAAACGCAAAAATGTATAGCCTGTGGCCGAGAAACGGTTTCTGTGATCAAAACAGAAGAAGGCCATATCTGTTATAACTGCTATTCTGATAAAAAGATCCCTCCTAAATCAAAACAGCATCATGACAACGAAGAAGCTCGGATTCAGTCGGAGTTTTTCAATAAGGTTCCTTTATTCTTCCCGAACCTACCGGATCGGCTCCTTTTTGCAGTCCCGAACGGTGGTAGCCGGCATAAAATAGAAGCGGCTAATATGAAGCGCCAAGGCGTTAAACGAGGTGTAGCTGATGTGATCCTTCAGATACCGAAAAAGGGGTATGCTTCCCTTTGTTTGGAGTTCAAGACATCGACGGGAAAACAATCTCCCGATCAAAAAGAATACCAACGCCAAGTTGAAATGGCAGGTAGTAAGTATGTGATTGTTCGGAGCGTGGAACAGGCTATCCGGGAATTGCAACTGTATTTGTGTTAATTGATTACCCCTGTTATATTTTAGAATAAAAGTTATGACAGAATTGAAGTATGACCCTCGGAATTATCGCATCCACACAGATAAGAACAAGAGATTGATTCGTAAAAGTTTGGAGGATTGTGGAGCGGGGCGTTCTATCCTTTTCGATAAGGATGATTGCATCATTGCAGGGAACGGAGTGTACGAGCAAGCGCTGGAATTAGGCTTACCGGTTCGAATTGTGGAGTCTGATGGTACGGAATTGATTGCTGTCAAGCGTACAGATCTCTCAACTGAGGATTCTCGGCGTAAGGCGCTTGCCCTAGCTGACAATTATACCTCTGATACGTCTGTATTTGACTTTGACGCGATCGTTGAAGATTTCGGTGCAGACGAGTTGGATGCTTGGGAATTTAAAATCGATGATCTGAATATTGATGATATCTCCATCGACGATGTGAAGCCGGACAAGGGGCGTGTCGGCAGCTTGAAAGAACGTTTCATTATTCCTCCTTTCTCAGTACTTGACTCTAAACTTGGAAACTGGCAAGACCGGAAACGTGCCTGGCTTGATCTTGGTATAAAGAGTGATGATGGCCGGGAGAAGGAGATTACATTTAGCCGATCAGCGCAACCACCCCGAGTATACGAAGCCCGTAACGTAATTCGTGAAAAAACAGGTGCCGATCCGTCGTGGGACGAATTGCAGAAGTATTGCCGGGATCATGGTATCCCGTTTATGGATGGAACCTCGATCTTTGACCCGGTACTGTGCGAGCTGGCCTACCGGTGGTTTAATATTCCCAATGGTTGTATCCTGGACCCATTTGCTGGTGGCTCCGTTCGTGGTATTGTTGCATCTATGTTGGATATGACTTATTTTGGTGTTGATCTAAGGCCGGAACAGGTCGAAGCCAACTGTAAAAACGCAGTTGAAGTATTAGGGGAGGAGTTCGGCGGGAAAGGCGGTCATAAATTTGCTCCTCTGTGGCTTTGTGGAGATAGTGTAGAGATAGATGCCCTGGCAGAAGGTTATGAGGCAGACTTGGTTTTTAGTTGTCCTCCGTATGCGGACCTAGAAGTGTATAGTGACGATCCGGCAGACCTATCGACGATGGATTATCCTGAATTCCTGCAAGCGTATAAAGAAATCATCTGGAAGAGTTGTTCACTGTTGAAGCCTAATCGATTCGCCGTGTTTGTAGTAGGAGAGGTTCGCGATAAGAGTGGTGTGTATCGGAGTTTTGTTCCTGATACGATCGCTGCGTTTCAGGAAGCAGGCTTGCATTATTACAATGAGATGATACTGGTTAACAACATAGGTAGTCTGGCTATGAGAGCCGGAAAGCAGTTTAGTAATAGCCGAAAGATTGGTAAGCAGCATCAAAATGTGCTTGTATTCTATAAAGGGGATCTGAGTAAGATTAAGGAAAATTTTCCCGAACTTGATTTCTCGAATGATGATTTGTTTAAGGAAGATTGATAAATTTGGCGAATAACTAGAGAAAAGGATATTCGCCATGAAAATAAAATTATGTATGATTTATCGTGAGGTTTTAGCGAAGAGATTAGAACGTAAACGCAAGCAGTTTGTGGAATTGGAGAGACAGATAAATAGTGAAGGTGTTTCTTCATCGGTGGATAAGCGCAAATATATTGAGTTGAAAGCTATCGTGAATGAATTGGAGAATTGCCTTGATATGGCGGATTCTATGTTTAAATTTAGTAAGGAAGAAAAAGGAGAGTAGTATTTAATGGCAAAGTATAGTCAAAAATTGGTGGATCGAATTTGTTCTCTTATTCGGGAGGATAGCTATACTATTGCCGAGATTTGTGATTTGGTCGGTATAAACAAGGATACTTACTATACTTGGATGAAAACAAAATCCGACTTTTCCGACTCTATAAAAAAAGCGGAAGACGCACGGATGCAATTCTTTGTTGCCGAGGCCCAGAAGTCTTTATTAAAGAAGATTCAAGGTTATGAGGTGGAAGAGTCGAAGATCACGTATGTCGATAGTGGTAAACCTGTGGTTGATGAGAATGGAAAAGAGAAACAGAAACCTAAGATCAAAGAGAAAACTATAGTCAAGAAGCATATCCAGCCGGATACCGCTGCTATTATTTTCGCCTTGACAAATGGTAATCCAGATCGTTGGAAAAACAGGCAGGATTCTAACATTAGTGGGCTTACTCCCGTAAGTAAGTTTGAGGGGATGACCGATGAGCAATTAGAGGATTTTATCTATGGAGAAAAACAGAAGAGAGATATTGTTGTTGATGGCAGAGGCGGCGGATGTGCTGAGACGCCGGAAAGCGAAAAATGATTTTTGGTCATATTGTTTATATTATGACCCGAAATTCTTTTCCAGACGCTTATTTTTGAAACATGTGGCGGACGCTTTTACTCGTGTGTATGATTCTTATCAAGATGGTGTTATTCGCAGGTTGGCCGTTTCCATGCCGCCACGTGCCGGTAAGTCCTATATATCCTCGTTGTTCATCGCTTGGATGCTCGGTCACTTCCCGGAAGAGTCGGTCATGCGCAACTGCTGTTCCGATACGCTGTATAACAAGCTGTCTTACGACACGCGCGACATCGTCCGTTCTTCCCGGTTTAAGGAGATATTCCCGGATGTGCAATTGCGAGGGGATAAGCAAAACGTACACGGCTGGAGCCTGGATGCCGCCCGGCAGGTGAGTTACTTCGGGGCCGGTGTAGGCGGTACGGTGATCGGCTTCGGTGCTTCTATGTTGGCTATGACCGATGACTTGTATAAGAGTTTGGAGGATGCACTATCTGACACCAATAACGAAAAGGTCTGGTCGTGGAAGCAGGGAACGCATGATTCCCGTATCGAAGGGAATTGTTGCTCAATCGACATCGGTACCCGCTGGTCGGCTACGGACGTTCTCGGCCGTATGGAGGAAATGGGGAAATATGACGAAATTATCCGTATCGCCGCCTTGGATGAGAACGACCGTTCTTTTTGTGAGGAGGTACATACGACAGAGTATTATCACGAATTGCGTGAGGAAACGGACGATTCCATTTGGTGTGCCGAGTATATGCAAGATCCAATCGAGGCAATCGGGTTGTTGTTCCCGAAATCGGAGCTTAACCGATTTAAATTGGCTGATATTGAGGGCAAGCAACCGGACGGTGTTATCGGAGCTACCGATGTGGCTGACGAGGGAGACGATGATTTCTGTGCTCCGATTGCCAAGGTATTCGGTACGAAGTATTTCATTACCGATGTTTTGTTTACGAAGGATAATGTAGAGATTACCGAACCGAAGCTGGTTTCCTTGATCCTTGATACCCGTTGCGACAATATGCGTATCGAGAGTAACAATGGTGGTCGTATATTCGCTCTCAATGTTCGTAAGGCCGTGAAGTCAAAGAACGAGAAATGTATCATTCAGGCGAAACCGACAACAGCCAATAAGGATACACGTATCTTGTTGAAGTCTGGTTGGATCAAGAAGCATTGTTATTTCTTGGAAGAAAGCGAGTATAAGAAAGGTTCGGATTACGACCGGTTTATGAAAGCTTTGACCAGCTATAAGAAAGAGGGTGGTAACAAGCATGATGATGCGCCGGATGGTATGACGATCCTTGCCGAGAATGTAGAGTTTATTGGGTTGTGCAAGGCTAACTCTGAACGTCGGGTAGCAAGAGGACGATAAGTGGTAAAATGAAAGTGTTTTTTCGATATTTGTGACACGTGTTAGATAAAATCCCGATATTTTTCTGCCACATACTTGCGTTTTGATATGTGTTCTCGGTTTTTACATTTCAAAGTGAACTTGTTTAGACTGGTCGTATTGATAGCGAAAAAACATTTGCTTTTATATTTTAGCATAAAACAATTATGCCAAGTATAAGCGAAATCCTTGCGAATGAAGACTTCGGACAGGTAGTCAGTACGTTATGTGTCGATACGATTGAATACCGGGAACCAAGAGAATATTACAGAGAATACCATGGTGAACGTCGTCGGCGTAAGACTTCAGTCGGTTGGCGTGAACCCAAACGACTGGCGGTCTATTCGGAAACACTGAAAGATAAGAATGGTGAGCCGTTACGACTGGAAGATAAGATTGTCGATGTGGCCCGTATCGTTACCAATTTCCCGAAGAAAGAAGTGCGGACCTCCGTTGCTTTCCTTTTTGGTGGTAGTATGACAATTACTGGAACGGAACAGAATGACGGATTCCAAGAGTTCAAACGTGTATGGGAACGCCGATTGAAAATGCAATCCGTCTTGAAGTCGTTCGCCCGTAAGGTGCTTTCTGAAAGTAAGGCTGCTCTTGTATTCTATCCGTATACTTCCAAAGGATTAGACGGCAAATTGATTACGGAATTGAAGGTTAAGACGCTTTCTGTTCCTCGTAATGCAAATACCTTTTCTGAGTTTTATCCTCATTTTGATGATAACGACGATTTGGATGCTTTTATTCATCGTTACCAGATAAATTCTAACGGCATGCTCCGGAATAGTTGTACTATCTGGACAGCCGATAAGATTATAATAGCTACCGATGAGATGGGCGGCTGGGTTATAAAAGAGGTTCCGAACCTATTTGGTAAGATTCCGGTTGTGTATGCTGATGTACTCCAGCCTGAATGGGACGAAGTGGCCGGCATTATGGATGCACGGGAAATGCGTTTGTCCCGTATGGCTGATACGAACGACTACTTTGCGGAACCGATCTTGAAAACGTATGGCGATTCGGATTTACCCTCTAAGGAAACAACCGGTAAAGACATCAACTTTCCTATTAAGGTCGACGAGGTGACCGGTAAGGAATACCATGGTGATGCGGATTATTTGACATGGACCGGCTCCCAGCCGTCTGTTGATAAGGAGCTGGAAGAAACGAAAAATGAGCAGTATTCAGGCACATCTACTCCCGACCTTTCTTTTGATAATTTGAAAGGTATTGGTGATTTGTCCGGTGTTGCCCGCAAATTTATGTTGATGGATGCTACTATTAAGGCTAGCGACAATATGGAGGTATTCGGGCCGGTAGTTCAGCGTTGTATTTCGGTCGTGCTTGCCGGGATTTGCAATATAACCAATATCAAGTATCGTCCCCAGCTGGTAAACAACTTGATTGATGTGGAATTTGGCTCTATACTTCCGGATGATTTGGCTGAAACCCTGCAAACCTTATCCATCGCTAATGGCGGTAAGCCTATCAATGCTCAGCGTACAGTTACAGCTCATTCTCCTTTGACGGAAGACTTGGACGAAGAAATGAAGCTGATGGAGGAGGAAGAAGATACAGCAGCGCAACGCAATAATATGATCGGCTTAACAATGGGATATGGAGAATGAAAGAACTATCGTTTCATGAGCAACAGTACCTACAACGTCTGTTCCGGCAACAAGGCAGCATAAAGTATTCGTTTGACGAGTTTGTCCGTAGGATAGGACCTCTTTTGGCTAAATGGTCGGATCATGGAGGTGACCGTGTATGGATAGGCAACGCTACCATAGAGAAGCAAATCGAACGTCTGTTGGATGACCTGCATACGCAGCTCGTAAGCAATATATCCAATACGGCTACCGAAGTCTGGAATTTAGGCAATAGGAAAGCGGATGAACTGGTAACGGGCTATATCAAGGATATGGCTATATCCACTACGCTAAGGGAAAAGTTGTTTTCCCGGAATGGCGATGCGCTGAATACCCTATTGAAGCGTAAAGATGAATTTGGCAAAACTATATCCTCCCGTGTTTGGGATATAACGGACGGAGCTATGGATAATCTGGAGTATTATCTTTCTTCGGGTTTGTCCTCCGGTCGTCCGGCAGCGTTGATTAGCCAAGATATACGGCAATTACTAAACGAACCCAACCGTCGTTTCCGCCGTGTAAGGGATGCGAATGGCAAATTGGTCCCATCCCAACCGATGAAAGATTATCATCCGGGGCAGGGTGTTTATCGCTCGTCTTATAAAAACGCCCTTCGACTAGCAGCAACGAAAACAAACGAGGCTTTTCGAACTGCCGATTATGAACGTTGGCAGAATATGGACTTCGTGACCGGTATAGAGGTGGAACGTTCACCATCGAATCATGGCCTGTGTCCTGTGTGTGATGCTAAGGCTGGCCAATACCCGAAGGATTTTAAGTTTATAGGATGGCACCCGTTTTGTATTTGCATATCTACGCCGATTATGATGGATCATGAGGAGTTCGCTGAATGGTTGCTTCATTAAAGAAAATGAGGGCAACGGGGATTCTGTAGTAAAGTGGCAGTTTACAGAATACACCCGATGCCCTCTAAATTGTTTACTCAATTGCCACGTAATATCTCTATTATACTTTCGCTTTTTGTGCCTGTAGTTTCGAATTTAACTTCTCAGCCTCCTTTTGCATGTTCTCGGAAGCGTGCTTGATGTAGTATAGCATTCCTTCGGTTCTTCCTATCTCTCGACCGGAATTGAAAGCGGCTTGCAGTTCTGGAGTGGAGTACTTGCCCATTTCGGAGGGTTGGGCCGTCCTTTTGCCGTTACTATTGTTGGCGGCATTGGAATCCTTGGAATTGATAGACATATATAATAAAAAAAGGTATTCGTGCCTTTCCTGCTGTCTATCACATTCCAAGGGATGTTGTGGTCCCATTACAGTTCCACACAGGGGTACACGAATACCAAATATCGTTATACAATAAATGTGTGTGCATAAAAAATGCCCACATCCCTTAGTTAAATATGATAGACACCGCAAAGATGAGCACTAATTCTGAATTGTGCAAGGAAAAATTTCCCCTCCCTTATATTTTAAACAGAAAACTCTTATGACAATTTTAGATTTAATCAAGGCGGCATGTAAGACAAAAAGCGTGCCGGAGAAGTATGCGGAACGTATTCAAAAGACGTTCAAGATTGAGAAAGCCGAGGGGATGGAGGCTTTCGTGGACCTGTTCAATGATAATATTCTTCCGGCAATCCAAGAAGCGGAGAATGAAGCTAAGACTACGGCTGAAACGGCCGCTGTCGCCGCTTATGAAGCCAAGCATGGGTTGAAGGATGGTAAACCGGTAGAAGATCCGGATAAGAACAAGAAAACGGAAGAAGAGCTGTTGAAGGATCTTAGCCCGGAACTGAAAGCTTATCTGGAAAGTATGAGGAAGAGCGTCGATGATATGGCTAAGAAGGTGGGCGATTCCATTACCAACTCGGCAAACGAGGCTAAGAAAGAAACAGTCCGTAAGCAGTTGAAGGATGCCGGTCTTCCGGATAGCTGGCTGGGACGTGTGGACTTGGCTTCGGAAACCTCTATCGAGGATCAAATCAAGGAGCTTTCCGAAGAGTTTACCGGAATCCAGCAAAAGGCGATCGATGATGCCGTGGCCCGTGGTGATTACGCTCCCGGTTCCGTGAATCTTCCGGAGCGTTCCGAGGCGGATTGGGCGAAGCTGATGGATCAGGATGCCGACAAGAGCGCAAATAATCCCGGTGTGGTGAACCTGGGTATTGAATAATCCAAGAAAAGTGTAACGTTATGTACAGAAAAAGAGAAAGAGAATTCCAGTATCCTCCCGGAATTGAAAAGATTATTGAGGATGTGATCGGCGGTGGGACGATTGACCGCCGGGATTTGCGGAACGCTTTGTTCAATGGCAAGTCGTTGGACGAGCTTCCTCCGATCGTGATCGTGGTGAAAGATCCGGAAACGGGGCTGTATCATGTATTGAAGACGGCGATGGCTTCCGATGCTGGCAATGAAACTACTTATAAGGTGTCCAAGAATCATCTGTTTGGTGTGGGTGACTTCGTGACGATTGGTGGAGCTTTGACAGGCGCATCCGATAAGATCACGGCTATTGATAAGAGTCATGCGGAGTTTGATACGATCACGTTGGAAGCGACTATCGGTGCTGCCGCAAAAGGTCAGGTATTGGTTCAGGCTAAAGACAAACAGGCAGCGAAAGCCGCCAAGTTGCCTTATGATGGCGAATTGGTTGTCACGATGAATAAAGTCGACTTGACTGTAGCCAACCAGCAGTCCGGGTTATTGGTAAGAGGTACGGTAAACGAATCCTGTATGCCGTTCCCGGTAGATAAGGACTTGAAGGCATTAATGTCGTTTATCCGTTTTGTGTAATCCATTAAAATCAGATATATGGAAAGAAGTTTAATTAAGCAAGTGAATAAAAAGAACATGGCGGCCCGTTTGAATACCCGTCATGTGAAACCGGTTGTCTTCCCGAACTTCTTCGGGGTGAAAAGAAAGACCTCGTTGAAGTGGGAGACTCTGACCGGTGAGAAAGGCGCTCCGGTAATGGCAGACGTGATCTCTTTCGACGCTTCCGCACCGCAGAAGACCCGTGAGGTGATCAGCAAGCTGTCCGGCGATATCCCGAAGACAGCCGTCAAGCGTGGCATGAACGAGAGCGATTACAACGAGTATAAGCAATTGGAACGTGACGCGCAAGGTGATGCGGACCAGTTGGCATTGTTGAATCTGGCTTTCAAGGATCAGGATTTCGTGTATAACTCCGTTCGTGCCCGTTTCGAATGGTGGTGTATGCAGCTCATGAGCCGTGCGGGTTTCCATTTGTCGGCAAAGAACAATGGCGGTGTCGTTACGGCTGAGTTTGTCGGTTGCGGTATGCCGAAGAAGAACCAGCGTAAATCTACTACGGACTGGAGTAACGCTACAACGGCCAATGGATTGCAGGATATTGAGGATACGGTTGTGGCCGCTTCTGCCGAAGGGGTGACGATCCGTTACGTTGTAATGCATGTGGCTGATTTCTCTTTGCTAAAGAAACAGAAATCTACGTTCGACACGTTAAAGGCATGGGTTAATTCGTCCTCCAAGATATTGGTGACAAAGAATCTCATCAACGAGTATCTGGCCGAGCAGGAGATCCCTGTGAAGATCATTACCGTGAACCCGGCTGTCCGTATCGAGGATCGTGCCCATCGTCGTAAGACGATCAATCCTTGGGAGCGTAAGCGTGTATGCTTCTTGGAGGATTTGAAGGTGGGTGACATTCAGCATGGGCCGATCGCCGCCGAGTCTTCCGCTACCTTGCAGAAAATCGCTCTCATGGTTAAGCAGGATTGGATCTTGGTAACCAAATGGTCTGAGCTGGAACCGTTCAAGGAATGGACGAAAGCGGAAGCGAACGCTATTCCTGTCGTGAATGATCCGGATGCCATGTTCATCATGAAAGTGGATGGGAAGGATTGGAACGCTTCCGAGGATACCGAGGGTACGGATGATATCCCGGCGACATTCTTGGGTGAAACCGTCGAACCGGAGGATCAAACGATTCAGGATACTGAAAACGGAGAATAACAATCATGGCTAAGACGATTCGAGATACGATACTCGCTTATCCCGGTCTGGCTGACTGTGAAGATTTTTTGGATAACGTCGTTTTGCCGGGACGCGGTTTTGAAGGTACAGAAGATAGTAAGACGATCGATATCCAAAAACAAAAGCTGGTGGCCGCCGACCTTTATTCCATGGTCGGCGGTCTGCCGGACTTCACGGAAAACAAGCTCTCTATCACGTATCCCCGTGCATGGTATGACGCTACGGCGAAACGACTATACCGGGAGGGAGGAGAACCGGAGAAAGCGGAATTGATAGGCAATAAGATCGAGGTACCCAAAGGAAGGGCGAGAAACAGATGGTAAAGCGATATTCACATACTGCGATAGTGACGATTCAAACCTGTCAATTGGTCAAAGGGGAATTGGTTGCCGGTAAACCGACGGAAATAGAGGTCACTGGGCAATACTACCCGTCCAATAGTGGACAGCAGTTGAAGCGGAACGTCGATGGAAGAGAGTTCATCGTGCATGGTGAGTTTTCGACCAAAGCCCGTCCTGTGGAAAACGCGAAGCATATCCGGATTGACAGTATCGCTCTCGATGTGGATATCATTAGCTGGGAACCGTTTCAGACTCACTCTGTAATCTATGTGTAGTTTATGGCAAGGAAAGGTGGTTTGACTCCAATGTGGAGTGATAGGGAAGTAGGGCGTTGGTTCGATTACTATGTGGATCGGGCGGAAGAGCGGATATACAAGTTATTGCAACGTGCCGGGGAAGAGTTCGTGAAGATCGCTCGAAAAAAAGGGAACTATCAGGATCATACCGGTAACCTCCGTAGCTCAATCGGTTATGTGATCGTTAAGGATGGCGATATATTGACCGAGAACTATGAGCAATCCACGGAAGGAACGGATAAACAGACCGGTATCAGGGAAGCGAAACGTTTGGTTTCCGAGCTGATCCCTCTTTATAAAAGGGGCTGGGTATTGATTGGTGTAGCCGCTATGCCTTATGCCAAGTATGTGGAAGCAATCGAAAATCTGGATGTTATCTCCGTTGCCACGGAACATGCCGAGGATTGGATCAAGAAACAGAGTCGAACGTTATTTGATAAACTCGCTGAGAAAGGATATTGAACATGGCAGATCAGTTTGATATAGTGGATATCGTATATAATGCGGTTGAGCCGGCGAGTACGGGCTTTATCCTGTATAAGGATCAATCCGGCGATGGCGAGAAAAGAAATCATATCACGATCCGCTCTCTGGCCTTGAATGGGAAAGATTATGTCAACAAGGGATCGATAAATATCAATATCTTCGTCAAGAGACCCTCGAAAGGCGTATCGGATCGACAGTTGATGATAGAGACCGTACGAGGCGTGAGGTTCGTGTTGCGGGATATCAAGCCGCCGTTGGGGATGTATTGGAAATCTCGGATCGTCTGGTCTGAGCCTATGGGCGAGGCCAAGGATGGCTTCGATTGTACGAATATTAGATTAGAGGTTATAACAGAATTAGATTAGTGATATGGAAAGAAGTTTAGCGCTGGATGTGGCGTATTTAGGAGTTGCGGAACCCGGGGATGGCGTGGCCGGTACCGAGTTCACCCAATGCGTTGACGTGGATACGGTGACGTTCAATTTCTCGGACGCCAAGGAGCTTAGTTTTACGTCCATGGGACATGAGGACCCTTGGGCGGTGGTGAGTCGGAAAGGAGATCCTTCCAGTATAGAGTTCACTATCCCTTCTCCCACGAGCGACGAGATGAAAATGTTTTGCGGGGGAACCGTTTCCGGTGATAAATGGGAGGCTCCCTTGTCTACGCCCTCGATATTGAAGACGATCAGGCTACAGAGCCTACCGTACCAAGGTAAGTTCACGGAATATGTCTTTGTCAAGTGCTCTGTGTTCGGGAAGATCAGCCAAGCCCCGGATAAGGAGAATTGCGATCTCTTATTGGTAAAGGCCACGATCATGACACCGGTATCGGCGGCCGGCAAACAAGCGTCCCCGTATAGCAGGGCGGTGAAGGCCGTATCGGAAGACACGGAATGATGTTTTTTGTTTAGGTTGTCTAGAGCCTCGGTTTTTGTCGGGGCTCTTATATTTTAGAGGAAAATCATGAGCGTAAAGCGAGCACTACAGATTGAGAGCGACGTGGTGACAAGTCGGTCAGTCGTGATTCCTTTCGAGTTCAAGCCGGAGACGATCCCGGCGGGTAAGAACGTTGGTGATAGTATCGTTATCACCCCGATCACGGTAAGGACCGGGTTTAGGATACGGCCGTTACTCTTACGGATTGACAAGGCGGACAAGGATGCTATCGTGGCTCATAAGGATGTTACGTTTGATAGTGTACTGTCGGAGTTGATGGCGAAATATGACGAGTTGATCTTTGAGATCGTATGTTTGGGTATCCATAACAAGAAAGGGGACATGCCCGCTTGGTTCCGGGAGGTACTGAAGGATAATTGTACATGGGAAGACCTGTATATCCTTTTGAACGCTATTCTCTTTCGTCTGGGTTGTAACCCTTTTTCTCGTACTATCATAGCTTTGGAAGCTGTGAGCCCGTTGAGCGAAGAGGAGATAATAGCCCTTCAAGAAAACAACGAGACTTGGGTAGGTCGGAGCCGGTGACGCAAAGTAGCTTCATGTTCCTTGTACTATGTAACGAGGCGTTCGGGTATACGCATGAGCGGACATTGGACAGCGATCTGGCGCTTGTCATGTCCATGCTACGGGAACATGGTTACTTGGTGAACGACCGGAACAAATCACTGCTCGTGGACGATGATGAATCCGGGGATAATCATGGCGAGTGGGTCGAGGTAATCGATTTCGATACGGGAAAAAAGAAAAGGGTTCGAAGAATGAGCCCGGTATGATATATATTACTTTGCGTAGAGAACGTTTGTCATAGTGATTTTGGTTGTAAAAAAACCGACGAACCGTGAGGCTGGTCGGTTTTTGTTCTCTGTAAATGTGTCAAGATCTTCAGAGTGTCTGCTCGATAACCAGAGCGGTGTCTTCTAGTGAAAAGTAATTGGGTAACGCTCCGGATGGATTATGCTGTCAATCTCAAGATCCACATCAATTGCGTCCCAACGCAACGAATCCTCGTCCGGCATGGTCACGTCCAATACATCCGATACTTTTGCATTTCTGAACCAAGGGTATCTGTCATACGATAAATAATATTCCTTCCCTCCTACGAAAAGGAGGATACCGTGTGCATTAATCATTGTTACTCCCGCAGGGGGTGTTCCATTCATTTTTTTATTATATCGAGGCCGGACAAGCTGCATGAGAATATTCGTTGATATCTATAAGATGGATATTCAAAACATCTTCAATATCAAAAAGAGTGCTGGTTGTAAAGTTGTGGTCACCTCTTAACCATTTGGATATTTCAGAGGGACGTTTACTCATTTTTTCGGCAAATTCCTTTTGGGATAGACCTTTCCTTTTGATACCTTCTGCTATTTTTACGGCAAGCATCATACGTCTTTCCATGTTCTTGGCTCTTTTCGTGTCTATATTGCCAAGTACTGTATCCAAAATAGATGTATTGTTCATATTTATTCCTCCTTCAATTTTAAATTACCTAAGAAAAAACCGTTATCATCAAGATGTATATCCTTGTTTTTGATGGCTTCTGATATGATTCTGGATATTCGAACCACTGTTTCAGCTTCTTTTTTTAAGGAAGAACTTTCTTGATAAGCTCTAATGTTTTTGGGTTTGTATCCTCCACCTCCAACAACGATAGCAACGTTAGCAAATCGAATACAATAGATTCTTAATTTTTTATCAGGACTATCAAATAGGGCGCAGACACCATCACCGGGTTTCCCTTCGTTTAGCTTGAAAAAATGTTCGGCTGCCCCAGTTTTTGTAGCCATAATTTTCAATTTAGATACGATATTTTCTATTTCGGTTGGGTATTCAGAATAGTTGTTCTGAAGAAATTGTTCAAAAACGCTCTGATCCTCTTGACCGAGAATAACAGAATATATCTGAGCCTTTTTGCCTGACAGTTGCTTTATCTTGATAATCTCGAATTCCACGATAATTTTTCTTTTTACAAAAGAACGAAGAAAAAGCGACAAGACAAAAGAAAATGTCGAAAAAATAACTTATAAGTGAATTTTTAGCGGTTGACAGTCTCACATGAAAGGCTGTCCTATATTTTACCATAAACGCATTATGGGAATCAGGAATAGGGATGGAGCGCTGTACATGGTAACCGGCATCGATAACTCCGGCTTGTATGAAGGAAAGCGTGAAGCGATGGGGATTATCAAGACCTTGGCCGGTGAGATCACGTCTTTTGACGTATTCGGAGGTATCGGTATCAGTGCGGCGACGGCGTTCGCCAAGGCCGCGAAGAGCTCATACGACTTCGAGAAGGAGTTCCGGAAAAACATGCTGGAAGTAGCGACCATTTCCACGCAGGTAACGGATGATATGACCGGTTTCATGAATCAGGTCATATCCATAACCCAAGAGATACCGATCAAGGCTCCGGAGGCCGCCAAGGCGTTATATAGCATTGTCTCCGCCGGACATGACGGGGCGGATGGTATGAAGATCCTAGAAGTTTCGGCTAAAGCTGCCGTGGGAGGACTTACGGAAACCGAGACGGCAGCCGATGCTATTACAACGATCCTGAATGCTTATAAGATGTCTGCGGAGGAAGCCGGTACGGTCTCGGACCAGCTTTTTACAACCGTCCGGTTGGGTAAGACTACATTTGGCGAATTGGGAGCCTCCATAGCCCAAGTTGCTCCTATTGCGGCCGCATATGGGATTAGTATCGACCAAGTGTTGGGTGCTGTCGCTTCATTGACCAAGCAAGGAACGCCAACGGCGCAGGCTATGACACAGATCCGTGCCGCTATCCAAGGAACCGCTGGAGAACTTGGAGACGCCGCTTTCCAAGGCCGTACTTTCCAAGAGGCATTACAATTGATTTATGAGAAGGCTGGTGGTTCCGCTTCCAAGATGAAGGAAATGCTTGGCACGGATGAAGGCTTGGCCGCTACACTGGCTTTGACTGGAAAGAATGCAAAGGCGGCAGCAAATGACCTTGGCGAGTTGCAAAGCTCTTTAGGAGCTACGGAAGCAGCGTTTGAGAAGATGGCGGATGAAGCCGGCAATCAAATGACGCTTCTGTCGAATAATATCCAAGCGGCTTTGCGACCGATGGGAGAGGTGATATTAAAAAATATATCAGAAGCAGCTAAAATTATTAATCAGGGATTTGAGACAGGAAATATCAAAGGCAATATTGAAAATTTGGAAAAGTTGCTTTTAGGGGTTTCAGGTGCGTACGTAGCCTATAAATCTTCAGCTATAGGAGCGACTGCTGCAGAAATGGCATTATCCGCAAAAATTGCTATATCTAATAGTTTAAGGTCAATTCAAAATAAACTGACAGGAGAGTCGGTTCTTGCTAAAGAAAAAGAGCGTACATATCAGGATGCCTATAATTTGTCATTGCAAAAAACGATCACAGAAGAACAACGGGCGAAACTATCTAAATTGAACTTAGTTGCAGGCTCAGAAGAATATGTAAAGGCTATTGCGGCACAAGCTATTCAAGAAAAGAATACAGCTGATAGACTTGTGGAATCTTTGACTAAGCAGGTAAAAGCAAATAGAGAAAAATTAGCTTCTGCACAAGAGGGTTTGGAGATATCTAGAAAAGCAGTGCAAGTTGCAAAAGAAGAATTTAACGCTGCGTTTGAAGCGAATGATTTGGCTGCTTTAGAAGTATCCCAGACCAAACTGAATTCGGCGGCGAAACGTGAGGAAGCGGCAGCTACGAATGTTAGTACAACTGCGAAAAAACTAAGGTCTGTAGAATCGAAGTTGGCAGTTGCAACAACAAATCAGGAAATCGCTGCAACTCGTTTGAATACTGCAACAACGGCTGCAGATACGGCTGTGGCCAATGTGGCTACTTCGGCAAAAAACAGATTAAAGTTGGCTACAATTGCTTTATGGAAGGTAATGAAAGCAAATCCTTTGGGTACGATATTGACGGCTGTTGGTTTGGCAACAACTGCTTATGCCATGCTTGCTGATAAAATCAGAGAGACAGAAACTGCACAGGATCGATTGAATAAGCTACAAAAAGCTACTGTCAATTATATGGCTGACGAGAAAGCCGAATTAGAAGTCCTTTTGGCAGTAGCAAAAGATGAAACTATTATTAAGGATAAAAGGATAAAAGCTATAGAACGATTGAATGATATTTCTCCTGAATATTTAGGTAATTTATCGTTGGAGAATATTCAAACAAAAGAAGTTACAGATTCGATAGAGGCTTATACGAAAGCATTGGAAAAAAGTGCTAAAATGAAAGCTTCTCAAGATATGGTTTCTGATAGATATAAAAAGATAAATGAATTGAATATAGCTATCGATGAGATGCAAAAACGTTACGATGAGGCTATATCTGGGTCAGAATCAAAACATTTGTTTGAAAGAAAATTATTTGATTTAAAAAATGAAAAAGCGAATATTGAAGAAGAAATAAAAGAGATTTTATCATTTGCTAAAGAACAAGTTGAAAATAATCCGGTTACTATTCCAATTAAAAAGGAATCTGTATTATCGGGCATTACGGAAAAAGATAAAAAAGAACTTGAAAAGCAAAAAAAATTACAAGAGAAGCTCCGAAGCGAACTCCTATCCCTTCGCCGTCAAAACCAGCAATCCGAGATCGACCTGATGAAAGAAGGCTCCGCAAAGAAGATCGCCCAGATAAACCTAGACTATGACAATGAGATCGCCGCCATACTTACAAAGGAAAAAGAGTGGAAAGACGCTCAAGGCGGCAAACTGACTAAGGAACAGACCGTGGAGATTCATACAGCCTTGGTGAACTCATATGTCAAACGGGAGCGATCGACCTCTAATGTGAATAAGGAACAACTGGAGGAAGAGAAACGTGCCATGAACGAGTACCTGAAAGAATACGGCTCATATTTGGAAAAGCGTCAGGCTATCACGGAGCTTTATAATGAGAAGATAGCCAAGGCCACGACGGAAGGCGAGCGTAAGTCTTTTTCCGAGGCCATGAAAAGGGAACTGTCTGATCTCGACATAGAGGTGAGCAAGACGACTTCCGCTATCAGCCGGTTGTTCGGTGACATGAAAGACAAGACCCTCTCCGAGTTGGAGGCCATCAACCGGAAGGGGCGTGAAGCCTTGGAGTTCTTGAAAAGCGGTGTCTGGGATGAGAGCAAGGGCAAGGATTTCGGTATCACGAAAGAAACGTTTGAACTGTGGAGTAAATCACCCGATAAACTAAAAGATATCTCGGACGCGCTCAAGGAGAACAAGGAAGCCGCGGACAAGTTGCGCCCGGCATACGAGAAGGTCGCCAAAGGTCTGAAAGGCGTATTTGAGGCTGGTAGCGATACGAAAAAGCTGCGACAGGCAATTGACGATATAGAGGAAGGGCTTGGCGAAATCATGCGGTCCGGGCAATTCCTCTCTGATACTTTCTCGAAACTCGGGGATTCGTTCGGTGGTGCGTTCGGTGAGATAGCCGAAGGCTTGAATGTGGCCATGGACGCAGTCAATTCCGCCATGGACGGGGCGAAAGCCGGCGCGATGTTCGGGCCGATCGGTGCGTCCGCCGGTGCCGCTATCGGGGTGGTCACATCCCTTGCCTCTTCTATCGCCAAGATCCATGACAAGAAGAACGAGAGTCGTATCCAGCGTTTGCAGGATCAGATCGACACGTTGGACAAGTCGTACGACAAGCTGGGCAGATCCATCGAGAAAGCCTATTCCAAGGATGCCTCCAAGCTTATCGACCAGCAGAATAAGCTATTGGAACAGCAAAAAGTGCTTATCCAAAACCAGATCAAGGAGGAGGAGGACAAGAAGAAAACCGACAATGACCGCATCAAGGAGTGGCGGGACCAGATAGACGAGATCAATAACACCATAGCGGATAACAAGGAGGCCGGCAAGGACGCCATTTTCGGTAGTGACATAAAATCGGCGATCGACGATTTCGCCAACGCTTACGCCGACGCGTGGGCCGCCGGGGAGGACAAGGCGCGATCGGCCAAGGATCTCGTGAGGAAGATGATAAGGAACATGGTCACGGAGTCGATCAAGGCCGCCGCATCCGATCCCATGAAAGAGATCCGGGAGAAGCTGCTCGAGTTCTGGTCCGACGATTATATCAGCGACTGGGAACAGGATTATCTGGATCGGAAGGCGCAGGAGCTGGCCGACGACCTCGACCGTAAGTTTGGTTGGGCCGACAAATATTTCAATACCGGTAACGCGGTAGAGGAGGACGACGGGCGTACGGCCTCGTCCAAAGGTGTTGGTTCCATCTCCCAGGACTCCGCGGATGTTATAGACGGTAAGATGTCGACCCAACTTATATTTTTAGATAGGACGTTGGTGCAAGTGACGGGTATAGCCGACCAGATGCGCTTCATCTACGACCTCCAGACAAGGGGCTGGAAGAACGTGGAGGCGATCAAGGACCTGTCCGGGAAGGTGTCGGAGAACACGGCCAAGGTAGCGGAGATCTCCGGACGTATAGAGGCCCTATCCGAGAAGATAGAGGCCAATACCAAGTCGGCGGCCTCCGGTATAAAGACTATTAACGACAAGGGGATATTAATGAGATCAAGATAATGATGGAGACGGTTAACGACATAATCAAATCGGCCCTCTCGCTCGGGGCATGCAGTGGTTCTAACGGGGTGACGGACTGGAGAAGCCTCGTGTGGCTGTTCTTCAGCCCGCAGGGGCGTGAGTTTTGCGCGGAGAATGATTTCCCGTCGTTAGACATGTTCCGTGGCATGGCCGGTCACGTGATGCCCTACGGGGTGTACGTTGACTCCGGCCACGTGTACGTAACCAATCCCGGCAATATCGCCGTGATAGGTGATACGGATGCGGTGATAACGATAGACGATAACGAGCGTGTTCACAAGGTGATCCTCATGCACGGCGGCAAGGCTAGGGTCGTGGCGAGCGACTACGCCGTGATCCTGCTGGTGAATATCGGGGGAGAGGTTGAGATAAACAAGGATAATACCGTGGTGATCTTATGAGGGGTGAGTTATACATAGACAACCGAGACGCCTACACCGATTTCGGCGTATGGATCACGGAGGGAGGTTACGACGGCCTTCTCCCGTTCCCCGAGCTGGTGGAACCGGATAGGAACGACTGGCCGGACGAGGACGGCATAGAGCCGGACTTGGAAAAGCCCACCTTGAAACCACGGGAGCTCAACATCACGTTCGTCCGCGACGTGGACGGAAGATCCGCCGGCGCTCTCGTCGAGCACCTATCGAAGTCCGGGTATCACCTCTTCCGTATCCCCTCGCTGGGCAGGGAGTGGAGCTTGCGACTCATCCAGAGCCCGGCGTATGAGGATTGGGACACGTTGGAGGCCTTCACGTTACGGTTCGCCGAGGATCAGCCTGTAAGACCCTTGTCCGTGGCGATCCCGGAGGGTAGAGCGTATGTTCCTCCATCCGAGTACGAGCTGGACGGCGTACCCTTGGATCGATACGGCGTGATGGTGACGGTGGGCCGGGACGAGATCATGAGATCCCCGACCGTGAAGACTAACCTGTCCCGTACGGTACTGGACGTTGACGGTAGGATCTACGATGCCGGCAAGGTGGTGTATAATAGCAAGGAGGTCACTCTTAAATGCTGTCTCATCGCCGGCTCAATGACGACATTCTGGAGTTGTTACGACGCTCTGTTGGATGCCTTGATCCAGCCGGGCGAGCGTTCGCTGTACGTGGATTACAACGTGGAGGAATACCCCTGCTACTACAAGAGGACGTCCGGCTGGAAGCTTGAGAGCCTCCGGGGGCGTGTGGTGGTGACATTCAACCTCACGCTGGAGTTCACGGTGTTCCGGATGGATGGTATCGATTACCTGCTGGCTACCGAGGCCGGGGAACTGGTGGTCACGGAGGACGGGGAGTATTACATAGACTTGAACATATATGCCGATTAAGAAAAAGAAAATATCAGAACTCACGCTGGCTGACAGCCTTACCGGTCTGTACACGATCGGTTGTAAGATCATAGACGGCATACAAACCAGCGTGAAGGTGAGCCTCGGAACCATCCAGACGGCTTACGAGAACATGCTCACGGAGATCTCCAACGCCCGTGCCGCTACCAAGGCGGCTAATACGGCGGCCTCCAACGCCAACACCGCCAAGCTGAACGCCGAGGCGGCCACGTCAAAGGCCAATACGGCCACGGCGAACGCCATCACCGCGACAGGGAATGCCAATACCGCAACCGGTAAGGCTAATACCGCAGCTGATTTAGCCAATAAAGCCGCGGCTAACGCTAATGCCGCTCACGATGGGTTAGAGAAGATCAAGGAAGATACCGAAATCGCAACTAAAAACGCAAATGACGCGGCGAAATTGGCGAATGAGAAAGCTTCTTACGCCAACACGCAGGGTAACTTCGCCAAGACACAGGGTGACCGCGCGCAAGAGCTGGCCGACCACCCGTGGAAGGTTGGCGATAACGGCAACTGGTGGAAATGGGATCTGGATGAGGACAGGTATGTCGATACGGGCATCCTCGCTAAGGGAGGCGTCTTGTACCCGACCTTCACGATCAACCCCGCCGACATGACGCTGGTGATGTCCTACGAGGACGAGGTGTCACCAAACCTTGTCAAGCTCAACCAAGAGACCGGTGAGCTGTATTTGAACGTATGACCAAAAAAAGGAAGGAGGAATTATAATGAGTCAGATAGTATTGGGGAAGGTGGCGTTCGTCGATAAGGGCGTTTATGCCACGGCGAGTACGTACAACACCTTCGATTTCGTCGTCACGGATGATAGCTGCTACCTCTGTGTCAAGGACGGAAACAAGAACCACCCCTTGACCGATACGGCTTGGTGGAAATGTATCGCCCGTGGTACGCAGGCAACGGAAGCGGCCAAGACCGCCCTTGCGGAGGCGAATAAGGCTATCGAGGCCACGAGGAACGCTATCTCTGCTGCGGGTTTGGCTAACGCTAAAGCGTTGGAGGCTGGGAAACAGGCTGATTTGGCCGGTCGAGCATCTGATGAGGCTTTGGCTGCCGCTGTCGAGGCTGAGGCGATGATTTCCGAGGGCAATGCGCAGATCGCTTCCATGAAAGCGGCCGAGCAATCGTTGATGAGTCAAGCGCTTCTTGCCCCTACCCGTATGGAGCTGAAATATGTCAAGAGGATAACGTTAGGGAATGCCGTCGCCCAGAAGATAGCCGTGAGTCTTTTTCCAGCTTATGTATTACCTAATGTGATATTTCAACAGGCGTTTTATTCCGGTGATGCGTTGTACGTGGACCCACGTGGAAACTTGACTGTCCGTAAGACCGGCACGGCCACGATCCACGTTATCCCGTCGCATAACACCTCGTTGTCCCAAACGATAGTCATTGAGGTTACTGCCCCGGTCATTCGTAAGGCCGGTAGCGTGATGAGATTTTTATCCGGTAGCCGGATACGAAAGGTATAATTGTCTAACATTTTAATATACAGAATCATGTCATTAACAACAGCAGAGGAGGAGAAGGTACGCGCTATCATCACGGCCTTCGATAACGGCAAGACGATCGACCAGCTGCCCTTGGCCGACACGAACCAGCCCTCCAAGTATTTGATCGAGGGAGTGTCCAAGGAAACGGGCGAGTCAGTGAGGATCCCTTTCGCCGACGCGGTATCGATCGTGAACAAGCACGTCGCTATCCGTCGCTGGAAACGTGGTCAGGGCACGCCAGTCGGCGAGTCCTACGGTAATATCGATTTCCTGCGGGATCTTCCCTCCGTGATCGGTCTGGGCTGCTACCTCGTGTCCGTTGACCGTAGCCGGCGTAAGCTTGACCCGACGAACCACCATCGTTTCGCCGACGGCAGTCCCGCCGCCTTGGACGGCACGATGGGCGATTACCTGTGGTGCTGGAACGCCCACTACTACTCTTGGTGGGTAGACTCCACCTATTATTACGAGGCCGTGAGCCCGACCCCGATCGAGGGTCATTTGAACTATTACATCCCGGCCGGGGGTACGTCGGCCTTGGGAGCCGGCGTCATGGACCGTACGAGCGGCACGTTGGTCTCCGTCGTCAGTGACGATCCCCGTTATCGTGGCGGGAACAACGACGCGACGAGGGACGGGAAGCACAACACGCAGCTAGGCATGGTTGCCACGAACATGAACGCCGCGGCTTTCGGCACGGCCGCCCGCAAGAAGGGTGAGGGCTGGGAATCCGGCTGGTTCGTCGCGAACAGCGTCGTCGGTTATCTCTACCGCCTTATCATGGGTACCCGTGATTGCCAGTCCGCGTTGAACCCGGTAAAGGACTCCAATGGCCTATATCAGGGCGGTACCGGTAAGGGAGTTACGGAATGGTCTTGGGATCCTTGGTCGAGCCATAACGGTGGTTATCCGATTATTCCGACGAGCGTAGGGATCGAGTTGGGGGACTCGGTCGGCGTGAGCGACTACGCCGTGAAGGGCTCGGACGGTGGTACCGTCCACCAAGCGCACGTCCCTTGCTTCCTAGGCTTGAAGAACTTCTACGGGCATATTGGTCTGATCGAGCGTGGCGCTTTGATAAACAAGCTGTCCGACGGTAGCGGAGATTATTATGTCGCCCCGTCCCTTTACTCGGCTTTCAACATCAACTCGATCGAGGGTCTGATAAAGGCCGCGAAGGTTCCTAAGAACGATCCCAGTGGCTGGAAATATATCACTGAGCTCAGTATGCAGAATCTATGCTCCGCCCCGACTGTCGCCTCCGGCAGCTCCAGCACCTATTATTGCGACGGTTGGTATAACGACAACGCCAGTTCCGGCCTTCGCTGTCCGTTCCGTCGTGGTCATGCGAGCAACGGTGCTAATGCCGGCTTAGCGTACCTCAATGGTAACAATGCGGTCTCGAACGCTAACGTGAACTGGTCGTCGCCCCTAGGATACGCCGCTGATTTATTCAGTAAGAAGAAGTGGAGGAGAGACCCTGTCACTGGACAAAAAATCAAGGCTAAGGGTATAGTCCCGGTAGGTTGATAAACCGACGGCTCATGACCTGATGGCGATTGCAGACACTGGACACTAAAAGACACTTGGGACACCATGAGGAGAAAAGGTGACTTTTCCGGGGATATAGCCCGGAAAGAAAACTATTACAAGGCTTTTGATCATGCCAGCAAGAACAGGCATGGCAAAAAGGCCATAACAAAGTTCGAGGCGGACTTGGAAAAGAACCTTTCCGATCTCCTATACTCTTTTGAAAACGGGACGTTCGTAACCTCCCCGTATCGTTTCATGACCGTCCATGAGCCGAAAAAACGTCTTATCGGGATGCTCCCTTTCCCGGATCATGTCCAGCATTGGGCGATGCTCAATGAGGTGGAGGATTATTTTACGAGATCCTTCTCCGCGTATACCTACGGAGGGGTGAGAGGACGCGGTCCCCACGCCTACATGAGGATGATCCGGAAGGTCCTGAGAAAATATCCGGAACGTACCACCGACTATCTCCTGTGCGATATCCACCACTTCTATCCGACCGTCAATCACCCGGTACTGAAAAGCCAGCTCAGGACACGCATCAAGGATAATCATTTATTGCGAAGGCTTGATGAGATCATTGACAGCGTCGAGGGGGATACCGGTATGTTTCCCGGCACGAAGCTGGCGCAGTTCTTCTCGCTTGTCTATCTTTATCTTTTCGATCACGATTTGAAGCGGTGCTTCCATGTCGGGGAATGCCCTGCTTTGGTTGAGTACTACACGAAAAGGTATATCGAGGAAAGTATCGCGACGGCCAAAACAGAACATGATTATGAGGAGTTATCCAAAGGGATCCAATATCTCTCGGACAGGTTCAAGGGATATCTGAACCGTCTGGATTTCTGCTACCGTCTCGCCGATGATGTCCTGATACTGCATGAGGACACCGTATTCTTGCACCTTGTCATCGAGTGGATCGGTCTTTATTACGCTAACGAGCTTAGGATCGGTCTTAACCCGAGATGGAAGATCGGGCACGTGACGGACGGTGTCGATACGGGGGGATACGTGCATTTCCCGGATCACGTCCGTGTCCGGAAACGTAACAAGGTGGCTCTCTGCCGCCAGATAGCTAGATTGAGAAAGAAGGGTTTGCCGGACGAGGAGATAAGGAAGAGGGCCTCTTCCCGTATAGGCTTCATCCAACACGCTGATACGAGTAATCTATTAAATAAATTAGGAATGGAAACACCAAGGAAAAGACTGGGACAGGTGATAAGGAATAAAAAAAGTCCGTGGGAGGATCTCCCGGCCGACCGGAAAATGAGATTCGAGGATATACTTTATGATACCCGGATACCGGAGGATAAACGAGGGCCGGAGGATGATAAACTCATAGAGTTGATTGATTATAAAATCGAGGATAGCAAGATCGAGAGAAACGAGGACGGCACGCCAAAGAAGTGCCTCGCCATACGTTTCCGATGGAAAGGCGAGGAGCGTTACGCTTTCACCGGTTCCGCCGTCTTGATCGACCAGGCGCTCACGGACTTCTCTCACGAGGACTTGCCGGTGGATACCGTGATAAAGGTGCTCACCAACAAGTTCGGTAAGAAATTTTTCAGGTTCACTTGACCCGTGGGGATCGCTCTTGGCCGATCCTTCCGGGTCGGCTAAAAACATTTAAATATATGGAGACAAGAGCGATTTACACGGAGAGAAAGACATTCGTAAGATACGATGACAACCATTACCTGCTATACCTGAACGAGGAGGTCTTGGAGAACCACGTTCCGGAGGGCCACGGGGGCGAACCGGAACCGGAGCCTTGCACGGCTTACGCCTATACCGGCACGTGCGAGGATGGCGGCACGCTGATAGAGGCCGCGGATGCCACGTACGAGCGGTTCGTGTCCGGGCTCGTACGCACGAGATATTCCGCTGACAGGGTGGAGGCGATCACCCTCAATAAATTAGGTTCGGATACGGCAAGGATGGCCGAGTTCGAGGCGGAGTTCGCGGAGCTGGAGCGTTACAGAAGCGATTGTAAGGCGAGGGTGCGTGCCTTGCTGGGTATGCCCGAAAGCGTCTCGAACACCCTTTAAATACCGTTCGAGATGCGTATCTATGATAAGACGGGCGAGGTATTGCTTGACATCCCGGTGGACGATGACAGCTATCGTTACCGGGCGATAGCGCAAGCGAAGAAGGTGGAGCTGCGTTACTCCCTCGCGGATCACGTGGAGCTGCCCACCGGGGCGTATATCGAGTACCAGGGGGAAAGGTACACGCTGTGGTACCCTTCGGATTTCAAGAAGGAGGGCACGAGGGTATTCGACTATACCGTCACCTTCGGCGGTAACGAGGAGATCCTGAAAAAATATAAGTACAAGCTGCTGGCGGACAAGCCGTACAAGCTCAAGTTCGTCATGACGGCCACGCCGGGGATGTTCGTGGAGCTGCTGGTGGACAACTTGAATCTTTATGATTCCGGCTGGACGGTCGGCACGGTGATCGAGGCCCCGGAGAAACTGTTGTCGTTCAACCATGAGAAATGCTGGGCTGTATTGGGGCGTTTGGCCGAGGAGTTCGACACGGAGTTCGAGATCGTGGGCAAAACTATCAACCTCCGCAAGGTGGAGTATTACAAGGACGCTCCTCTAAAGCTATCCTACGGAAAAGGTAACGGATTCCTTCCCGGTGTAGGTCGTGCGAACCAAGGCGACAACCTCCCCGTTGAGATCCTTTACGTGCAAGGTGGCGAGCGGAATATCGATTATTCGGCCTACGGAAGCCAGACCTTGCTGCTCCCCAAGTCGCAGGAGCTTTCCTACCAAGGCAGACGCTACAAGACCGACAAGGACGGGATGTATGTCACTCGCGCGGACAAGCCTCTTTCCTCTTATAATGAGGACAGCTACGACGCCAGCGATATATATCCATCCCGGGTCGGTACGGTGAGCGAGACCGACACGGAGCCGGGCGAGGACACGGACGGGAACGAGGTCACGTTCTATAATTTCTACGACTCGTCAATTCCAGATAACCTGAATCTCGAGGATTGCCTGATCGCCGGCCAGACCATGACGGTTATCTTCCAGACAGGCCGTCTGGCGGGCCGTGAGTTCGACGTAAAGTATGTACATGACGGCCGTAAGTTCGAGATCGTCTCGTCCGAGCAGGATGGCATGACGCTGCCGAACGCCTCCCTGTATCCGGAGGTCGGCGACAAGTACGCCGTCTTCAACATATCTCTTCCCGCCGCCTACGTATGCGACAACGCCACCAAGACAGGGGCGAGCTGGGACATGTTCCGGGAGGCGGTACGCTACCTGTACGAGCGTGAGGAGCGGCAATTCACGTTCAGCGGAGAGCTGGACGGCATATGGGCCAAGAAGAATTGGCTGGCGATCGGCGCCAAGCTGGTCCCCGGCGGTTATGTCGATTTCAGCGACCCGCAATTCCAGCCGGACGGCATCCTGATCCGGATCACCGGGGTGAGGGATTACATCAACAGGCCCCACAGCCCGGAGCTTGAGCTATCCAACACGCCGGTAGGCGGTTTCCTGTCCGATGAGCTGGGCAAGCTGGAGAGCGAGGAGGTGACGAACGAGACACGACACAAGCAGGCCGTATCGTTCACCCTTCGCCGTTGGCGTGACGCGGTGGAGATGCAGGGGATGCTGGAGAGAGCGTTCAAGGATTACGGCAAGGGGCAGGCGATGTCGTGGCTTCGCACCATGTCGGTATTGGTGGGACATGAGTCGTTGCAGTTCCGTTTCGTCAACCGTATTCCCACGGAGGACGGACAGGCGGTCACCGAGGTGGATCACGCCTTCACGTATGACCAGCGGAAACGTACGCTTGCCACCCCCTCCGGAATCTTGCAGCACATGACGTTGGGGATAGACTCGCTCGCCCCCTCCCACAAGGTGACGGAGTACAGGTATTGGAACGTGGCGGCTTATACGTCTCCCTATCTAGGTGATGATATGGAAGCCATGTACCTGTACGCCCGCTGCGCCAAGTCGGGATCGTCCGGCTCTTTCCTTCTCAGCAAGGAGCCGAGGGACTTGGATGACGGCTCGTATTACAATCTCCTTTGCGGGGCCTTGAGTACAGAGGTGGACGGCCAGCGCAGTTTCTCCACGCTTTACGGCTTCAGCGAGATCGGCCCGGGCTGGATGCGGCTGAACAAGATCATCAACACGGACGGCACGCAATACTGGGACATGCTCTCCAAGGCGTTCCGGATCGGCGATGACAACGCTTTCCTCTCATATGACCAGCGAGACGGTCTCGTGTTGAAAGGCAGTATCTACCAATCGCCCTCCGGCGAGATCGACTATCCGGAGGTGGATCGGGGCGCTTACTCCGATAAGTCCGTCTATTACCCCGGCGACAAGGTATCTTACGATGGTAACGTGTATAAGTGTATATCCCAGACCACTCCCGGCACCGATCCTGCGAACACTAGGTTCTGGAAGCCATTGGTATCGAAAGGCTCGAACAGCTTCAAGAGCACGGTGTTCATCCGCACGAACGCCACGCCCGATACCCCTGTTGGCGGCTCGTACGCCTCCCCGTTGCCGACCACGGAGGGATGGAGCGACGGGATACCGTCCGGCGAGGCGATACTGTGGGCCTCCACCCGGATCTTCTCGTCGGACGGGAAGGAACCCCAGCAAACGGCATGGATGTCCCCGAGGCAGATGACGGATACGGCCGATTTCGACGTGGAGTTCTCATCCGTAGCGAGCCCGTCAGCCCCGAACGGTCATCCTAATACGAACAAGCAATGGAGCGACACCCAGTCCACGGACACGGTCTGGATGGCCACCAGCACCAAGAGAAACGGGGTATGGAGCGCGTGGAGCGTATCCAAGATCAAGGGAGAGGAAGGCAAACCGGGAAAGGACGGGATAGACGGCACGGATGGCGAGGACGGGAAAGACGGCGATCCCGGTCCCCGTGGCGATCGTGGCCCCCGCTGCACCTACCGTGGCGATTACGACTCAAGCGCTACCTATAACGCCAGCTCCAAGATTACCGATATCGTATCGATCAAGAATAGCGATGGCACCCGCACGTATTATGTGGCGAAGGTGGATGATAACGAGCCTACCTTCAAGGGGAAACATCCGACCAATACCGCCTATTGGGACACCTTCGGGGCGAACTTCTCCAGCGTGGCGACCGATTTGCTGATGGCACGGAAGATAGCTGCCTCGGAGATTGACGTGGAGGAGATCTTCGCGAACTTGGCAAGGATCGGAAACTTCACCATCACGAACGGGTCACTGGCCGTGGATACGTCCGTCTCGGATCGTACACAAATCACCTTTCCGCAAATGTTGACTATCGGGAAGACCACGCAGTTCGCCGGGAAGTTCGGAAACCGTAGCTCGTGGGGCGGTGTGTTCTTCGAGGGATTCGGTCCCTATTTTTACGACATGGGGGTAGAGAAAGTGTTGTACAGGGAGGGCACGGGGGTCGTGTTTAACGCCCCGGGCGGGAGATACCCGTTCTTGGGGGTACGGATCGATAACGGCAACGGTATCTATGGCTGGAACAGTCCCGGGAATATAGCCAACCTGTATATCAACCTGTCTCTTATACACATCTGACGCTGCCGACGAAGGCTTAGGTGTAG